CGCCATCTTGGCGACGCACGGCATCACGCCCACCGTCGACAGCAGTGGCCGGCACGTGAAAGTGAGATGGACTGACGGCCATGACCGCCGCTTCGTCTTGATCATCCCGCAAAGCCCGTCCGATTTCAGATCCCGCGTCAACTCGCGAACGCTGCTGCGTCGCCTGCTGCGCAATGGGGCGGGGCTGCGCCGGGAAGCGTAACAAGCCGACTCTGAACCACCTCGTCAGGCCGTCGCGGCGATTGCTGCGGCGGCCTCTTCTTTCGAAAGGAATTTCGTCAAATGCGCACCCGCCTCCCCGATCGCCGCCCGGCGATGAGCTTCGACCTCACAGTCGCGGGCCTGCAATTCACCGCGACTGTCGGCTCTGTCAACGGGCGCGTGATGGAGGTGTTTCTGCAAAATCACAAGCCCGGCAGCGCTGCCGATTTCTTCGCGCGCGACGCCGCTATCGCGGCCAGCCTAGCCCTTCAATTCGGCTGCCGCTCGAGGTTCTCCGGCGCGCCGTGCTGCGCGATCCGCGTGGCGCGCCATCGACGCCGCTCGGGGCCGCCATCGATGTGATCGCCGGGATGGGGGGCTAGAGCATGCGCGCCTCTGCCATCACCGATATCTGGGCGCCGGCGCCATTCGAGGGACTGAGCCGCGCCCATTACGGCGTGATCACCGCCGACCCGGCGTCGCATTTTTCTTCCTACACCGCGATTCAGTCTCAGAACTGGAGCTCCCGTCGCGACAACGAGCGCCATTACAAGACCATGTTGCTCGAGGCGCTGGCAGCATTGCCGGTCAGGGATCTCGCATCGCCGAACGGCTGCCATCTCTTTATCTGGACAAGCGGCCCGTTCCTGCTCAACGCGCTGCGCCTGATCGATGCGTGGGGCTTTAAGTTTCGACCCGCGCCTTCACCTGGCTGAAAACCAAGCGCTCTTGGGACGGGATCTCGCCACTTACCGAGACCGACTGTAGCGCGCCGCGGCAACTGCCGGCGCAAGGCCAAAGACGTGCGCGAGTTGATCATCGCTCCGGGTCGCGAGCATTCGCGCAAGCCAGACGAGTTCTTCGCCCGCATCGAGCGTTACTGCGACGGCCCATTTGTCGAGTTGTTCGCGCGTGAGCGCCGGGCAGGTTGGGACTGTTTTGGGGATGAGATCGGGAAGTTCGATCCAGCTCACTCCACCGGGAAGCAGATCAAGGCGCCGTCAGCGCAACCGGAGCTTCCGTTTCCATGATCACTGTCGCCGAAGCTACCAAAATCGACCTGCTCGACCACGGGTTCGTGCGGCTGGTCGATTTCATGGGCGGAGACATTGCGATTGTCCGCTCCGCCCGGGTCTCATACGACGCCGCATGGCGCGCCGGCGAGGACGCAGGCTCGGACGCTAAGTTAATTCGCTACCTGTGGAAGCATCAACACACGACCCCGTTCGAAAGTGTCGTGTTTCAATTCGAGGTTAAAGCGCCGATCTTCGTCCTGCGGCAGTGGGTGCGGCATAGAACGTTCAGTCTCAACGAGCTTTCGGCCCGCTATCGCGAACTGCCGGAAGATTTCTATGTGCCCGCACCCGATCAGGTCGGCGCGCAATCGACGAGCACCAAGCAGGCGCGCATCGCGGCGGAGCCGGACGAGATCTCGCCCAAGCTGATCCGCGCAGCCTGTGAAAGCGCGTTCGACGCCTATCGCGTGCTCCTGGCACGTGGTGTCCCCCGCGAGTTGGCGCGCGTCGTTTTACCGCTCAGCGTTTACAGCCACATGTTCGCGAAGATCGATCTCCGCAACCTGTTTCACTTCCTGACGCTGCGCTGTGATGCGCACGCTCAATACGAGATCCGAGTCTACGCCGACGCGATGTTGAGCCTGATCAGGCCCATCGTTCCCGTCGCAGTGGCGGCTTGGGAAGAATCGAGGTGCGTGGCGCCGATCGCGGTGTAACGAAAGAAGGTGACGCAATGAAAGACGATGCTGACTTTGAGGCATGGCGCGAGCAGCACGAGCGCCGGCAATACCAAGACGCCAAAAACATCAGGGCGCAGTGGGACAGCATGGGCGGACTGAACCGTTTTCTGACCGGCCCGCTGTGGACTGACGATTCAACGATCGATGCGACCGGGGGCGCCGCTCAGAAGGAGGTCGCGGTCCCCACACGCGCGCCGCGGATCTACGTCGCGTCGAGCAGGATACGCAATCCGTTCTATCAGCCGTTGATCGCCCGGATGCGCGCGGCCGGATACGAGATCCACGACTGGTCCGATCCACCGCTCCGCTGGGAGGACATCGATCCCAACTACAAGGATTGGACGATTGCCCGGCACGTCGCGGAGCTGCGCAATCCCGCTTCCCCTGCCCGTCTTCACTATCAAGCGTACTGCAAGGCCATCGTGCAGTGTGACGTTTTCGTCCTGCTGTTGCCGGCCGGCACCGACGCGCACGGCGAGGCCGTGATGGCGTCGATGCTCGGCAAGCCGGTGATCGTCTGCTTCGCCGACGGCCGCCTGCAACGCGAACTCATCCATTGTCGGTTCTGGCTGTTCACCGAAGGCGTCGACGAGCTGATGACCGCGGTGGCCGCGGTGCTCGCCGATCCTGCGTCCTATTACCGGCGAAATCCGTCACTCATCAATGCCGAGGCAAACGTGGAGGACTGATACCCATGAACGACTTCATGCGTCAGTACGAGAAGCACCTGAACGACCCGAAGGTGTTGGCGAAGCGTCACGCCAAGATCGATCGGCAGATCAGGGAGGGCCGGGCGATCGAGCAGCGTAAGCAGGATCACCAGATGCGCGCCGTGGTCGTCGCCAACAAGCTGCGCGATCTCGCCGATGCGATCGAGCGCGCCTGGAGCGGTCTTCCGCAGGAGCGCGAGCCATGACGCTCACGGTGGTCGACGAGGTGCTCGAGGACAGCATCCGGCACCTCAATGAGGAGATCGGCAAGCTCGAGTTCGCGCTCAGCTACTTGGCCGAGCGGCACGCCAAGCTCTGCGCCAAGCGCGACGCCGCGATCGCCGCGCTTAAGCATGAGGATGTCGATGACTGACATTCGGTTCACAAGCCGCAGCCCCCTATTCGTCGCGCACTTCGCCGACGGCGAGACCACGCGCATGACGGTCTGCACCACGCTTGACAAGCTCGACGTGGGGCGCGGCGTGCGCCTGTCGCGACACGCCTATTCGTCGCGCACGGGGAAGGCATCTCCCGCGATCCTCGAGGCGTGCTTCGAGGCCGCAGGCGGCGGCGAGATCTTGACGAGGTACACCCAGGACGAACTTGCAAAGGTAACGCCATGAGCCGCGGCGGCCGCGCATCGCGTGACAAGGGTTCGAGGACCGAGCGCGCCATCGTGCGCCTGCTTCAGGAGCACGGATTAGCGGGAGAGCGTGTCCCGCTCAGTGGGGCCGCGCGCGGGCGTTTCGGCGGCGACATCTCCGTGCCCGTGCTCGGTCGCGATCTGCGCGGCGAGGCCAAGGCGCGCGGGAACGGATTCAATCGTCTCTATGACTGGCTCGAGGGGCGCGACTTTCTCGTTATCCGCGCCGACCGCAAGCCGCTGCTCATCGTTGCCAAGCTCGATCTCGCCACCGAGGTGGTCATGGCGGTGGAGCGTGCAAAGGGAGAAACCAGGTGAAGATTATCAGCGCCGAAGCGCGCCTCGCTGCCGCCCGCGGCGTTAAGTTCCTAATCCTCGGTCCGACCGGCGTGGGCAAGACCTCGCTTGTTCGTACGATCGACACCGCGGGTGCGCTGTTCGTCGATGTCGATCACGGCGACCTGGCCATACAGGATCTCAAGCTCGATACCGTGCAGATCGACGACTGGCCGGCCGTGCGCGACCTCGCATGCCGGATCGGTGGTCCGCACCCAGGCTACGCCGCGACGCACGTTTACTCCTCGGCGCATTACAGCGCGGTCGGCGGAGCGCTCGAAAACCTTGATCGCTACCGCGTGATCTTCGTGGACGGCCTCACCGCGTTGAGCCGGCTTTCATACAGTTGGAGTGAACAGCAACCGGAATGCTTTGCGCGCAACGGCGCCAAGGACACGCGTGCTGCATATGGTCTGCATGCGCGCGAGATGCTCGCCTGGTTGTATCAGATGCAACGGGCGCGTGACGTTCACGTCGTTTTCACCGGTATCTTGGAGAAGGCGACCGACGAACTCGGCAGATTTGTCGGCTACGAGCTTCAGGCGGAGGGCGCCAAGGTCCCGCGCGAGATCGGCGCCATCGTCGACGAGACCATCATCTACGAGTTTCTGAACTTCGGCGACAACCGGCCACCAACGCGCGGGTTTTGCTGCACGTCGCCTAATCCCTGGAGCTATCCGGCGAAGGATCGCTCCGGCCGGCTCCAGCAGGTCGAGCCGCCGGATCTGGGCAAGCTCATCACCAAAATCACCACGGTTCCGGTCATCGTCAGCCCGGTCAAAGCTGACGCGGCAGAGTAAGGGAGGTTTTCCATGCCGTATGACTACAGTACTGCGCAGCCCGCGCGCAGCTTCGACACCATGCCGGCGGGCACCATCGTGACCGTCTCGCTCCACCTCCGCCCCGGCGGTGCCGGCGAGGACGGCATCCTCAAGCGCTCGGCCAGGGGCGATTGTGAGATGATCGACGCCGAACTCACCGTCACCGACGGCGAGTTCAAGGGGCGCAAGGTCTGGGAATACTGGATCCTCGAGGGCACCAGTGCCGGCCAGCAACAGGCGGCGGAGATCTCGCGCTCCACGCTCAAGGCGATCCTCGACGCCACGCGCGGGCTCGAGCCGAACGATATGTCGGCGGAAGTGCGCGCCAAGCGCACGGTCGAGCTCAAGGACTTCGAAGGCGCCACCTTCATGGTCAAGCTCGGCGTTGAGAAGGGTAAGCCCAAGCTCGACAGTTCCAACCAGCCCACCGGCGAGTCCTGGCCGGATAAGAACAACATCGCCGCGGTGATGGTGCGCGGGATGGCGGACTGGAAGGCGGTCGAGCAGCCGCCGCCCTTCGACGGGGCCCCGCAGGCGGGCAACAGCGGGGGCGCTTCCTCCGCGGTCGTTCAGCGCCCGGATTGGGCTTGATCGTCATGAAGAAGGTCCGCGCCATCGGGGAGGTGTCGCTCTCCGCACTCGAGGACCAGTGGCAGCGAGATGCCACGGCCGCGGCAATTGCCGGCGCGAAAGGGGTCGTCCAGATCGGCGGCCCCATTCCGCCGCTCACACCGATCGGACGGCTGAGCGAAACCGAGTGGGGATGGATTGTCGCAGCAATCTTGTTTTCCTGGATCACAGTGAGGGCGCAACAAGCGGCCTCCGAGCAGCTCGACACCGAGCGCACGATCAGAATGATCGCGCTCGACCCTCAGCCCTGGGACGTGGGGGCGATCGCCGCGATCTTGCCCGAACTCGCGGACGCCTGTCCCGGCATCGACTGGTCAAAGCCGTTCACCGCCTGGTCGCGAGACACCGTGATCGGGTTCTTGCTCACCGCAATGCGGTTCATCCGCAAGGCGATGATCGCCCGCGACATGAGCGACAAAGGTATCACTCGGCAAGCGGGCGCGAGCCAGATCGCGCGGCAGGCCAACGCGGCGGCGGGCGGCCCATTGTTAGATCCAACCGAACTCAATGACGAAGTTCCGATGTTTTAGGGAGATGGCAATGTCCGAGCTAAGATTTCGCGAGCTAATCGATGGCCTCAATAGCCTAGGGCGCAAGCTTTCAATGGGCAGGGTGAATGAACCTGTCGAATTTGCGCCAGGGGAGGTGAGCGATCTCATCGCTCTCGTGCGCGAGATCGAAGACTTTCTGCGGTCGCAAATCGAGCTTGTGCCGCCGTGGGCCTGAATTGGATTGGGGAGACGATGTTGCACAACTTCAACAAGGCGAGCTTGTCGCTCGATCCGATCAACACTGGACTTAACGCCGATATTGAACGCGCCGCCATGGCGACCGCGGAACAGCCGCGGCCCTATCTCGGCGTATCGATTGCCGGCTACGAATGCGCCCGACGCGTGCAATACACGTGGTGGATAAAATCCGAGCACCCCGCACGAGTGCGCGCGATCTTCGATCGAGGGCATTACTTCGAGGGGCGGGTGAAGGAGCGCCTGAAGGCGATCGGCTTCAAGTTCGCAGCCGAGGAGGCGCTCGCCTTCTCCGCCGTCGGCGGCGCGCTACGTGGGCACGCGGACGGGATCATCATCGCTACGCCGCGGCCGTTCACGGCCCTTCCGGCGATCCTTGAGGTAAAGGCGCTCAACGGAAAGAACTGGCGCTCGCTCGAGCGCGACGGGCTCGAGAAAACCTTCCCGAAGTATCACGCGCAAGTTCTCCTCTACCAGGCGTATCTCGATATAACGAATCCAGCGCTGTTCGCCGCGATCAACGCCGATTCCTGCGAGCTATTGTTCTTCCTCGTCCCGTTCAACGCCGAGCGCGCGCAGTTCTGGTCCGACCGCGCGGCCAATATCATCGCGGCCACGCGTGCGAGTGAGCTGTTGCCGCGGGCATTCGATGATCCGGAAGATTGGCGCTGCAAACTCTGCCCGTACAAAAGGCGCTGCTGGAATCTTCCATGAAGAAGTTACGGCCCTGGAGGAAAAATATGGCTGACTTCCTGCGCGAACTGGAATCCGAGCTGTCCGGCCGAGCCGAGATATTTGAGAAGGCCCTCGCTGAGGTGCTGGAGCAGGCCGCCGTCGCCATTCCGCGGAAGGCCATCGCCGAGCTCGTCGCGCATCTCGACCGCAGTGAGAACGTCCCCGATCACGTCGCTCGCAATGTAGAGATTGTCGCGAGGTGGCTGAAGACATGAGCGCCGCCGCACGCAATCCGTTCGATGCCTTCGTGGGCAGGCTGGCAGCCTGTCTCCGCATGTTGCTGTCAACTAACGAAGGCGAACGCAGCGCTGGAGCGGCGGGCGCGCAGCGCATGCTGCTGAACGCAAAGGGCATCGACTTGCACGAGGTCGCCGCCCGCCTCGAGAAGCCGAGCGGCCTGAACGAGGATCAGAAAAAGCAGATCCGCGCCGCGATCGAGCAGGCACGCAAGGACGGCTACGCCGAGGGCGTACGCGCGGCCGAGAAGCGAACCTCGTTCAATGCCGCCGGATTTAGCAGTACCGACGGGTCGGACGAATGGAAAGCGGTGGCGCTCTACGTGCAGCGTGAGAAGCAGCGATTGCAGGCTAACCATCACCAGTTTGTCGACGACATGGCCTCGCGCACGGTGTGGGATCACGAGCCGTCACCGCGGCAGCACAAGTATTTGCATTCGCTGTTTTTGAAGCTCGGAGGAAAGATCACGTGAGCACGCAGCAAGCTACGCCCAGCGACCTCGAGATCGCCCTGTTCCTACGGCGCGAGAAGCATCGGCTGCCTAAGCAGTATCGCGGATTGGTCGATCGCACCGTTCGCTATCTTAAGGATCTGCACTGGTCGTCACTGGGGCCATGGGCTGTTTAGCGAGCTCGGAGGCAAGATCACATGAGCGCGCAACCACAGGACCAGGCGCAGAGCGCATCGTCGCCCAACATGCTCGACGCCGCGCTTTGGTATGCGCGGCAGGGGATTCCGATCTTTCCATGTAGCCCACTCGACAAGAAGCCGCTTACCGCGAGCGGCTTTAAGGACGCGACGACGGATGAGATGCGGATCCAGGCATGGTGGCAGAGGTGGCCTAACGCCATGATCGGCGCTCCCATGGGACCGGCGAGCGGCATGTGGATGTTCGATACCGATCAGGATCCCGCCAAAAACAAGGATGGTGAAGCGGAGCTGGTAAAGCTGGTCGCACGGTATGGACCGCTGCCCGGAACGCTGACCAGCATCACGCCGCGCGGTGGCCGGCATCGGTTTTTTATCTGGCCTAATGGCATCGACATCCGCAACAGCGCCAGCAAAGTCGCCGACGGCATCGATGTGCGCGGTGATGGTGGCTATGCGTGCCTACCGCCGAGCCGCACCGCCACCGGCGCGGTGTACCAGTGGGATAAGGGCACCGACACCGGCAAGGCGATCTACGCGCCTGACTGGCTCGTCGAACTGGTCCGCTTCGAGACGCGTGGGCAGCGGCGCGTCAAAGCATGGGCCGCCAAGGCGCTGAGCGACGAGTGCGACACGGTCGCCGCTACGCAGCCGGGAAAGCGCAACGATGCACTCAATAGGGCCGCGTTCAACCTGTTCCAGATCGTCGCCGGCGGCGCTCTTGACGAGCGGGAGGTGTGGGACCGGCTGCTCAAGGCAGCGGGCGACTGCGGGCTCATCGCCGACGACGGCGCGATGGCCGCATGGCGCACCATCGATAGCGGGCGCGAGGCCGGAATCCAGCAGCCGCGCACGCGGCCGGGCGGACCGACGATTTCACCTCCGTCGTCGTCTCCTCCGCCACCGCCGGGATCGTCGCCACCGCCGCCGGGGGCATCACCAGGACCGGCGCAGCCGCAGCCGCGACCGCGTGCTCAGGTACGTTTAGAGTCGGGCGAGCTGATCAAGAACGTCGACGAAACCGAGGCGGCGCTGATCGCGGCCGGCGGGCTTGGCCTCTACCAGCGCGGCAGTCTGATCGTTCGCCCGATCCTCTCCAAGCTCAAGGCCGCCAATGGCCGCCGGACGTTCGGATGGAACCTGGTCCCGGTCGTGAACCTGTTCATGGTCGAGACCATGATGCGCGCGGCGGACTTCGAGAAGTGGGACGCGCGTGCGCGCCGGTTCGTCCCGAAGGACTGCCCGGAGAAGCTCGCCGACACCTATCTCGCGCGTTCTGGACACTGGCAACTGCCAGTCTTGGCCGGCGTTGCCAACACGCCGTTCCTGCGCGCCGATGGCTCGCTCTGCGAGCAGCCGGGATACGACGCGGCCAGTCAGCTCCTATTCGAACCGAACGGGCGGATCTTCCCGGCTATCCCTTTACAGCCCACGCGGGATGATGCCTTGGAGGCGTTGAAGTACCTGGAGACGGTGATTCGGGCATTCCCATTCGTGAGCAAGGTCGATCATGCGGTGGCGCTATCCGCGTTCCTGACCGCGCTCGATCGACGCGCCATGATGACCGCGCCGCTGCACGCGTTCACGGCGCCGGCCCCGCGCACCGGGAAGTCGCTGCTGGTCGATATCGCCTCGCTGCTGGCGACAGGGCAGCTCGCGCCGGTTATCGCGCAGGGAAGTAAGCAGGAGGAGTTTGAGAAGCGCCTCGATGCCGCGCTGATCGCGGCTGATCTCATCGTCAATATCGATAACTGCGATCACGAACTCACGAGCTCCCGTTTGTGCCAGATGCTTACGCAACAGCGGCTCGTGATCCGCCTTCTCGGCTATAGCAAGCAGGTCGAGGTCATAATCAATGCGGCGGTCTACGCCACTGGTAACAACCTGACGATCGCTAACGACCTGACCGATCGCACCCTGCTGTGCTCGTTAGACGCCGGTTGCGAGCGCCCCGGAGCGCGGCACTTCGATTTCGACGTAATCGAGGACATTCACAGCGAGCGCGAGCGGCTAGTCATTGCCGCCCTTACGGTGCTGCGGGCCTGGCATATCGCTGGTGAACCGCAACAGGCCGATCCTATGGGCGGGTTCGAGGACTGGTCGCGGCGGGTGCGCGGGGCATTGATTTGGCTAGGAAAGGCAGATCCGTGCGGCTCGCAAATCACAATACACGCGCGCGATCCTGGTCGCTCGGAGTTCGAGGCGGTGGCGCAACACTGGGAAACGCATATCCGCGCTGGGATCAAGATGGAATACACCGTGCAAGAGATCATCAATGCTGGACTCATCGATAACGGCCTTCACACGGCGCTGATGGCGGTCGCGGCGAACAGGTCAGGCCCCATGGTGAGCAACGATCGCCTTGGCCGGTGGCTGCGAAAGAATGAAGGCAGGATCGTCGGTAATCTTAAATTGGTGCGCTCAGGGATCCGTGACGGTTATTCGCTCTGGACGCTGAGACGGGTTTAGGGATTGACAATTTTGTCGATGACCACATCCAAACCTCACTAAAGACCACTGAAGAAGTGACCTTCAGTGAACCTTTCTCCTTGTTTTAAGCCAATGCGGGAGAATGTCAGGGGAGACAAATACTATAAGGAGAGCTGAGCAACGCCTTAAGGTTCACTAAGGTCACTTCGGGAGGAACCCATGACCGACCAGCCCACCACACGCCCCGGCAGCGCGCCGGCGCCGACCGACGTGGACAGCTTCTTGGCCGAAATCGCCAAGGCGGCGCCCGCCCGGCACGGCCGCCTGGTCTTCGCCCTCGACGCCACCGGTTCGCGGCAACCGAGCTGGGATCGGGCCTGTACCCTCCAGGCCGAGATGTTCAAGGAGGCACAGGGCCTCGACGTGCAGTTGGTCTACTACCGCGGCCTCGGGGAATGCCGCTCCTCGCGCTGGTTCTCGGATCCTGGAGAGCTTGGGAGAGTGATGACCAAGATCATGTGCGAAGCCGGCGAGACCCAGATCGGCAAGATCCTGACGCACGTGGTCAAGGAGACCCAGCTCTTGCCGGTTTCGGCCCTGGTCTTCGTCGGCGACGCCTGTGAGGAGAACGGTGATTCCCTCGTCGCTCGCGCCGGCCGGCTCGGCGTCCCCGCCTTCATGTTCCAGGAGGGCGACAACGAGACCGTCGCGACGGTGTTCAAAGCCATCGCACTCGCGTCGCACGGCGCCTACGGACGCTTTGATGCCGGATCGGCCAAGCAGCTCGCCGAACTGCTCAAGGCGGTCGCGGCCTACGCCACGGGCGGCCTGGCTGCGCTCGAGGGCCGTAAGGATGCCGGCTCCATCAAACTGCTTGGGCAATTGAAGAGCTAGGCCTGGATGTGCACTTCGGTCGGTTAGCATGGGGATCGACACATCGAAAGGCGTCCTCCGGATCCAGGACCGATGCCATGGCAACTCAACGGCCAAGGATGCCAACCCATGCGATCTCGCTCAGACCCGCGCCTGGGTCGAAGACTATAAGCGCTGGGTCGCAGGCCTCCCGGCAGTTGGCGATCAGGCTCAGCCGCCGGATCTGCAAGAAGCCGTCAGCCTCGATCACAATCGGCATGATCGATCCTTGCTAGTGCACGCGATCCGATACTATCCAGCGTTGGCTGTCGATCGACAAGGATCAGTCACCGCCGCGATCGGTCCGTCGCCGCGAATACAGGCGCAGTCGGCGTGGGCGATGGCGAGCCTGCTCGGCGCATCATCGCCCCGGGGGCTCGCGTGTGCGGCGCGACGGGGATGCAAATAGATTCGGCGGCGCGATTTCGGGGCGGGGGGAGGTACGAAAATTTTCGGATGGTCGATGGCCGCGGCGGCCCGCGACCCGAATTTTGCTAACGTTTACCGCTACTTGGGGACGCTCCTTTTAGCCCAAAATCGCCAAGCCGTCGGGCCCGTCCCGACCCTAGCTTTCTGGGCCATTTCCGAAGCCCCTTGGCAGCGCCGAGGTGCAACTACCGGAAGAAGCGTAATCGAAGGGAGAACATGACCATGGATAAGCGTCATCGTCGTTCGTACGAACGAGAGGTCGAACAGCCGATCGCGATCACGCCGGTCGAGTATTCGGGATTGCAGGAGGCGTACGACCACTTCAACGGGACGCTGTTCGACGGCAAGCTCGTCGACGTGTTCATCACCTATCAGCGGCACGCGCATTCGCGCGGGCACTTCGCGCCCGATCGGTTCTCGGGGCGCACTGCTGTCGGCGGTAGACACGAGCTGGCGCTCAATCCCGATCACTTCGTCGGCCGCAGTGACGAGGAGATCACGTCAACCCTCGTGCACGAGATGGTGCACGTCTGGCAGCAACAGCACGGCAAGCCAGCCTCGCGCGGTTATCACAACAAGCAGTGGGCGGTGAAGATGAAGGAGGTTGGTCTCCAGCCGTCGAACACGGGTGGCGCCGGCGGCAAGGAGACCGGCCAGCAAATGTCGCATTACGTGATCCCCGGCGGTTGCTTCGCTGGAGCGTTTGCTGAGCTTGCCGCGATGGGGTGGAGACTCAACCTGGAGTCCGCGCACCGCGCCGGCCCTGACGGCGGCCGCAAGAGCAAGACCAAGTTCACTTGTTTTGGCTGTGGGCAGAACGCGTGAGGCAAGCCGGATTTGGCGGTGACATGCACGCCGTGCGGAATTGAAATGCGACTGGTGGATTGAATTCTGTCGTACGAACGAAAAAGTGGGAAAGCATCAGGCGGCACGGCAGCGCCGAGGCGTGCCCCTTGCGTCGTGACGGTGCCGCAGGTCATTCGGAGCATCGGCGCGCTCAGAACGCCCCGAAGCTTGGCTTCAAAAGATCTGCGGACGTCGTCGATCTGGCCCTGGAGATAGATCCGCTCCGCGTCCGGAAGAGGGGTTGGGGCGGCGGGCGGAGTCTCGATCTTCGACATGGGTGTCACCTTTCGCATCGGGAACAAAAGCGCCGGTGTGGACGGGGTGCTTGGGATCGATGGCCCAGCCGTCCGCGTCGACGGCTGTGTCGAAACCGCGTTGTTCGATCCCCTGCTTCACGGTGTTGTGGCAGTCGAAGCACAAGCTTTGCAATTTGCCGAACCAGAACTCGTTGATGTCGCCGCGGTGCGGCTCGATGTGATCGGCGATGGTCGCCGACCGGACCAAGCCGCGGTTCTGGCATAGCCGACATAGTGGCTCGTTGCGGAGTTGCCACTTGGCGATCTTGCGCCATCGGTTAAGGGTGTACCACGTGCGCACCGGGCGGAGCGAAAGCCGGTCGGGAATGGGGTTGTCCATGAAATGTGGTTTACCGCGTCTTCGTGCTGGCGTATACGGGAACCATGCCCCGCAAATCCGCCGCCTCGCTCGCTGTCGTCCCCCAGCTCCCTGGAACAGGACGCCCCGAGCCGCCCGCAGATCTTGACGACGGTGAGAAGAGACTCTGGCGCGAGGTCGTCAATTCTCTCCCGCCGCACTGGATTGACGCGGCGGGACGGATCATTCTTCGTCGTCTGGTCGCGCAGGCGGCACTCTGCCTGAGCATGGAGGAGCAATTGCGCGCGCACCGGGCGGCGGGCACCGTCGTCGAGACGTATGCCAAGCTTGCGAAGCAGCATAGCGATACGGCCAAACAGACCGAGAGCCTGCTCGCCTCGCTGCGCGCCACGCCGCGGTCGCGCAGCACTTCGCATGCCGCGGGATTACAGACGAGAAAAACCGCTGAGATGCGTCCGTGGGAAATCCGGAGCGGTCGTCGTGTCGAGACGCAAACCGGCGACGAGTGATGGTCCGATCACCGCCGCTGATGTCATAGAGTTCATCGAGACGGTTTGTCTGATCCCGGAAGGGAAGCTCGTCGGCAAGCCGCTTGTGTTGCAGCCGTTCCAAAAAGAAATCATTGAGTTGATCTACGACAATCCGCGCGGCACCCGCCGCGCCATCATTTCCGTCGCGCGCAAGAACGCGAAGACCTGTCTAGCCGCGTGTCTCCTGCTCGCGCATCTCTGCGGGCCGCCCGCGCACAGTCGTCCCAACAGTCAGTTGTTCTCCGCGGCGCAGTCGCGCGATCAGGCCGCGATCATCTTCAATCTCGCCGCCAAAATGGTGCGACTCAATCCGGCGCTGGCGAAGATCGTCATCATTCGCGAAACCGCCAAGGAATTGATCTGTCCCGAGCTGGGTACGCGTTATCGTGCGTTATCAGCCGAAGCATCGACAGCATATGGCCTTTCACCAAGCTTCATCGTGCATGATGAGCTAGGTCAAGTTCGAGGCCCGCGCTCTCCGCTCTACGAGGCGTTGGAGACCGCGACTGGCGCTCAGGAAAATCCGTTAAGCATCATCATTAGCACGCAAAGCCCGACCGATTCGGATCTGCTCTCTGTGCTGATCGACGATGCGCTCGCGGGGCACGATCCGCACACGGTGATCAAGCTCTACACCGCGCCGCGCGAGCTTGATCCATTCGAGGAGGCGACGATCGGGCTTGCTAATCCGGCTTTCGGGACGTTCCTAAATCCGGCGGAAGTCCTCGCGATGGCAGCGGCCGCAAAGCGAATGCCCGCCCGCCAAGCCGAGTATGAGAACCTGATACTTAATCGTCGCGTCGAATCGAGCCATGCGTTCATCGCACCGGAGGTGTGGAAGGCTTGCGGCGATCCGCCGGGGGCGATGGACGGGCTTCAACTCTATGGCGGTCTCGATCTCAGCATGGTCAGCGATCTCACCGCGCTGGTCCTGATCGGATGGCGTGAAGACAAGTGGCGTGTCTGGCCTACGTTTTGGTTGCCGGAGGAGGGGCTGGTCGAGAAGGGAATGGCCGATCGCGTTCCCTATGACTTGTGGCGTTCGCAGAGGCATCTTGCCGTGACGCCGGGGAAGACCGTCAGTTACGAGTTTGTTGCCAATCATCTCCGCGTTTTGTTCGCTCGCTACAACATTGCAAAGCTCGCATTCGATCGCTGGAACATGCAGCACCTTCAGCCGTGGCTGTTCAAGGCTGGTATGAGTGAGCAATTCGTGAAAGAGCATTTCGTGGAATTCGGGCAAGGATATGCCAGCCTTTCGCCGGCGATGCGCGATCTGGAGCAGGCGATCCTCGACGGTAAGCTCGCCCATGGGGATCATCCAGTTTTGAACTTCTGTCTCAATAATACGGTGGTGGTTCTTGATGACGCGGGCAATCGTAAACCGTCAAAAAAGAAATCTACCGGACGTATTGATGGCACCGTCGCGTTGATCATGGCGTTGGGTGTCGCGGCAAAGCCGGCGCCGCAGATAGATGTCCGCAGTCTGATTGGGTGAAGGGGCGTGCGCATGACAGGTTTTGATATTGAATGTTGGACACGGGTTTCGGTTCAGCAGCTTTGTGATCACCCGTTGTGCGCTTATTGCGCGGAGCGCGGAATCGTTACACGAGCGGTGATGGCCGTGCCAGCCGAGGGGCATTATCGCGGCGAGTTTTTGATCTCCTTATGTAGGGAGTGTCGTGACATTACTGAACGCATGATCGCTGACCACGGGTTCCGTTGCGATGTCGGTCTCGACGGTATGCCGTTGGACCCGTGTCACCCCGTATACGCGAAGGAGAAGTAATGATGGGTGAGATTTCCGAGATGAAGGCGCGCGCCAAGGCTAACGCGCGGCGCGAGCGGCAACTGCGCTTTCATGACATCAAAATTGAAGCGTGCATGTCAATTGATCGGCTCAACCGGCAGCAGCGCTGGCGCGGAATAAAGGCCGTGTCGCGCTCGCTGCTTGGGGGCGGTCTGCTGTATCGGCAAACAGTAAATCGGTAAAGAAAAAGAAGAGCCCCGGTGCATGGGAGGCCGGGGCCTAGTCGGAGGAAAACGACGGAAACAAAAAGACGCCACCGCTTGTAATCGGGAGGCGTCCACTTGTCTATCATTTCGACAGTATGGGCTGGTTCGGCGCGCCCCCCGCGGTCCGCTTACGCGCGGAAGTGGCTCGCTGCGCGCCTGGTGCGTGACGAGCAGCGCAAGCGGCCGCCGATCACGCTGCCGGGGCGGCCGGTCGTCACCAAGCCTACGGAGCCGTCGCCACCGTCGCTGCCGACGACCGCCCCTCGCACCGGATGGCTCAAGCTGCCCGAGGGCGGCGCGCCGGCTGGTTATCGCGAGATGGACCCCGTCGATGTTTTACCCCCGTACACGCGCGAGCAGCTCGTGCGCATGAACGATCGCTTCGTTCAACCGTCTTGAACGCGCATTTGCGCGCGGGCGTGAGAGCCGCACTTCCGCCGCGTCCCTTCAACCGGAGAAACGCTATGGAGGCTATGGGATGCCGCTTGCATTGACCGACGATCAACTCGCGACGTTGCGCCAGTTCGCTACGCCGATTCCACCGCGGTTGCGCGATGCGTATCTGCGCAGCGTGGCGCGCCGGCTCGCCGGCAAGACGATCGGCGATGGTACCGTGCACACCGCCTGTAGCGGGGCCCAGCACGAGGTGATTAATGGTGCGCGTGCGGGGGCGGCGTAAATGCGCATCATCGCTCCGACGTTCAGCGTCAATCTGAAAGTTCGCGCCGGCGAGATCGTCGAGGCGGATCGACCTATTCGATACATGAAGGGCTGGACGCTGGCGCGGGTGCTTGCGCTAGCGAAGCGGTGGAAATGGGAAGTTGTCTTTAATGATCAGGAGCGCGCTGAACTGGAGAGCGGTCCTCCGAGTGCGGCGTGATACGGAAGCGCCTCGCGGTGGCCGCGAGGCGCTCTAACCCCAAAACCGACACAAGTTCTGAACCTCGTCTCCCTGTTGCTGGTTACGAATTCCGGGACATAGGGGTTGCGAGTTTTTTGTGCCGGGCGCCCCTATTCCTCAAGCTGCTGTAAAGACGTGTCCATCAACACCTTCGTCGGATCAAACTTGCGACGATCTTCGATATTTTGACTAGGGCGTTGTGCCTTTAGATATTTTTCCCAAGCTTGTGGATTAAAACGCAAAGCATGTTCGTCCTCGATAGTTCCCGTGTCGGCAGCAAATATCCGATGCGAATGGACATGGCCTTCTCCGGTCCATCCTGAAGGCTGCTGTTCATCACGCTGCTCGGCGGTGCGGCGGCCGCGTGGGCTCACTCCTCGAAGT